GGTCCGTGTGACCTTTGAATCCATCGAGGGACTCTGACCCATGGCAATTCTCCGAGGCGAACAAGGTTCTGTTCAGTTCGACGCAGCTGGCAGCACTAACGCCACCATCGTTGGCACCCGCAGCTGGAGCCTGACCACCACCAAGGAAACCTTGGATGTCACCGATCACGGCGACACCTTCCGCTCTTTTGTTGGCAGCCTGATCTCCGGTTCCGGCACCGTCGAGCTGGTTTATGACCCCGACGCAACTGGTCAAGCAGGCTTCTTGGAAGATGTGCTGACTACTGCTGACCCTGCTGACGCCACCTTCGAGCTGTTCACCACCGGCTCGACTTCCGGCTCTGATTCGGTCAGCTTTGCTGGCATTATCACCGACATGGAGATCAGCTCCACTGTTGGCGAACTGGTTGTTGTCAGCTGCAACTTCATTACCAGCGGTGCTATTACCGGCAACCTTGAGTGATGAGGTGTAATATCAGAGCGATTAAATAGGCTCTGATGGCAGGCACCAAACGTACTGTGGATTTGCTGGTTGAGGCATTTGACCTCAGCCAGCGCCGCAAGTTTGTTCTAAAGAACGCCGCAGGGGAGCCTGTGGTGGATCTTTATTTCCGTCCGATTACCCGCGCTGATCGGAAGAAAGCGCAGTCGCTTGCTGGTACTGAAGAGGCGCTGGACATTAGCACTCAGATGCTGTGTCAGATGGCTGAGCTGCAGGATGGCAGCAAGGCTTTTGCTTCTGCTGACGCACCAAAGCTCCAGCGTCAGCTGCCTGAGTCTGTCCTGAACGAGCTTGAGCTGTTCTTGTTCGGGCTTGGTGAAGCCGAAGAGCTCGAAGCAGCAAAAAACGACTAGCGCAGGACAACTGGCTCTTTTTTGAGTTCTTCCTGTCCTGCGAGCTTGGCATGACAGTCAGCCGTCTACGGAGCGAGCTGACTGATGCCGAGTTTGTTTACTACGCCGCCTATTTTGAGGTCAAGGGCGAGCGCGAGAAAAGGGAGATGGAACGCGCCAAGATGAAGCGTCGGTAGCATGGCGTTATGGCGGGGTGACCAGTGGCAGAAGCTAATGTCCGGCTAACAGTTGACGCTCGTAATGCGGTCCAGCAGCTGCAACGGGCTAATACTGCAACTAGAAATCTTGACACAAGCGTCAAAGGGGTAAGCCGTTCAACCGCTACCGCGACTGCAAATATTCAGCGATTTGGTATTGCGTTTCGGTCTGTCATCGGTCCGATTGTCGCCATTACTGGCGCGGTTAATTTGGCAAGTCGCAGCTTGAGGGTGCTTGGTGAGCGCCAGGCTGATGCGGCTGCACTTCAGAATGGCTTACAAAAGGTTGGCGCTGCATCTGGCGAGCTTGAGCGTCTGGTTGGTGTTGCAGACAGGCTTGGGAAGGCGACTTTATTTAATGAGGAAGACTTCACGAAGGGCTTTGCCCTGTTGACGAGTTTTCAGAGCATTGGCGTTTCAAGTTACGAACGGGTTGCAAAGGCTGCGGCTGACGTGGCGCAGGTCACTCGGCAGGACGTTGGAAGCTCACTGCTTCAGCTAGCAAAAGCTTTGCAGGATCCTGAGCGCGGTCTGACAGCTTTGGCTCGATCTGGCACGCAGTTTACCGATCAACAGAAAGAGCAGATCAAGGAATTAGTCAAGAGCAATAAGCAGCTAGAAGCTCAAGACTACATTTTGCGTGAAATTGAGAAGCAATACGGCAACGCCGCTGAAGCTGCCGGTAGCGCCGGATATGCGGGTGCTGTAGACAGCCTGCAAGAGAGCTTCAGGGACTTTCAGGAGCGCCTAGCCGAGGGCATTCAGCCCGCTGTCACCACTGTGCTAGGCAGCATGTCCAAGCTGTTCGACTTGGTTTCCAATATTCCTGTATCTGTTGGTCAAGCTACTGCAACTGTTGGTTTACTTGCTGGCGCATTTATTGCCTTAAAAAAGGCGATGGAATCAGCGATTGGTGTAAAAATTATTTCGTTCATTACACAGCAAATCGCTCTTTACAGGACATTTGGCGGTGCGATTTATTTTGCAGCCGCAGCCCAAGGGGCAATGACGACAGCAACCAATTTGCTCAAGGTTGCTCTTTATGGTTTGCCGCTCGGAATTGTAGCGCTGGCGATTCAAAAGTATTACGAGCAAGTCGCCACAGCTGAAGCCCGAAACATTTCATTTGCCAATGCTCTTAAAAGCACTAATCAAGAGCAAATTAAAGCGGCGATTGCAGCGGAAGAGCACACGCAGGCATTGATACGTCAGCGCATTGCGGCGCAGCAGCTTTCAGCTTCCGGCAAGCGTGGCGGTGGCTTTGGCTTGATGGCTGCTGAAAAGGATTTAGAGATCAGCAAAAACGCGATTGCTGCACTGAAGGAAAGGCTTGGGCTCGTTTCTGAGCGTCAAAACAAAGAGACTGAAATCACCAACATCTTGACGGAGCAAGAGAAGAAATCTAAGGCACAGAGAGATAAAACCGCTGAACAGATTGATTTGGAAACAAGGCTGCTTGAAGCCAAAGTTAGAGGCGATTTAGTGGAACAGGCTTACCTGGAAAAGTTGATCCAACGCGAAGAAATACTGCAACGAGAACTTCAGCCGCGTGAACAAATGCTTGAGTTCATTAAGGCGGAATTTGAATACAGCCAGAAGATTAAAGATCTGCGAAAAGAGATAGCCGAGATCATGGCTGGTGCCGCAATATTGCCTAGTCAGAGCAGTTTTGGCGGTGAGCAGGGAGGGATCTTTGATCCTAAGAGTCCAGTAATAGAGCATCTAGACGAGTTAAAGCAAAGGCTCAAAGACCTTCAAGATCCATTGGAAATGGTTAAATCACTTTCCGCTAATATCGCTGACTCGTTTAGTCAAGGGGTGCGTGGGATGATAGAAGGGACAATGAGTGCTCAGCAAGCGCTAGCGAACTTCTTCCAGTCTGTAGCTGATTACTTTATGGATATGGCGACAAATATCATTAAGGCAGCTATTGAGATGATGGCTTATCAAATTATTACCAGCCTTTTCCCTGGGGCTCCTACGTTTTCTGCTAGCACCATGACCATGCCCGGATTAGACGGGGCTGGCGCTTTGGCTGTGCCTGGAATCTTGCCTGGGATCTCCGGTGGATTGGCGTCGGGTGGTACAGCAATGGGCGGCAACACTTATTTAGTTGGAGAGAAAGGTCCCGAACTCTTTACCCCTGGGCGAACTGGCAGCGTTACTCCCAATAGCGCTTTGGGTGGTGTTCAGGTTGGCTCAATCAACATCACAGTCGAAAACACAGGCGAACAGCTCAGTCCTGCTGCTCAAAAGCAGATTGCTGGCCAAGTTCAAGGTATCGTGATGTCAACGCTAGTTAACGAGCGTCGCAGCGGAGGGCTATTGCGTTAATGGCTTACATCGCCTTCAACGACATACCACTGGCTCATGCCACCCCAGTGGTCAAACGCAGCCAACGCCGTCAGCAGGCATCATTTGGTGATGGTTACGTCCAGCTGCTGACCGATGGACTAAATGCTGACCGCGAAGTTTGGCAGTGCGTGACTTCTCCGATGCCTTACGCCGACGCGTATTCCATCGAAAGCTACCTGTTGACGTTGCGTGGGTCGGCGGTGGAATGGACCGCTCCAATGTCCACAAAGACGTTTTCACGCCCGTTTGCTGCTGGTCAGCTGGACGTGGGTTATAGAGACATCAGCTCTTTGTCGCTTAGCGGCTACACCCGTCCGACGAACTACACCGCCAACCTGGCGACGGGATTGCTGACCTCCGTTGATATTGCCAATGGCACGGTGGTTGAGGTGACCTTGACCTTAACTGCCCGTGATTATGTGGTTCGTGATGGCTGGACAATGACGCCAGTTAGCTCGTCATTTATGACGATCTCATTTGAACTAGAGCGGGTGTTCGTATGACGCAAGCACCACCTGTTGCGGAGACATTCAAAACCCAGATGCCGGAGGTCATTGACCTCTTCACTCTGGATATCTCAACGTTGCTGCCTGCCGGTTCAACTGACCAATCGATTTACCGTTTTTGTAACTGGTCTCAGACCGATGGTCAGGACATCACTTATGACAGCAACGTTTACACCGCCTTGCCATTGCAGGCAGATGGCTTTGAGCTAAATACCAGCGGCAAATTAGAACGTCCCAAAATTACATTTGCAAATGTTGGCTTAGCAATTACGGCGCTGACCAATACCTATGGGGACTTGGTTGGTGCCAGCGTCAGTCGCATCAGAACACTGACAACTTATTTAGACGGCACCCCTGGGGCGGATGTTAATGCCTACTGGGGACCGGATTCCTGGGTTGTTGAGCAGAAATCAAATGAAACTAAGCTTGCTATCACATTCCAGCTAGCAGTCCCATTTGACCTTGAAGGTCGCGCATTGCCCGGTCGCCGTATGCTGCGCGAACAATGCCAATGGATTTATCGCAGCGATATTGGCTGCCACTATGACGGGACTGATTATTTTGACGCCAATGATGATCCTGTTGTCAGTGCGGCTGATGATGTATGCGGCAAACGCTTAAATAGCTGTCAACTTCGGTTTGGCACTAGCCGCCTGCCATTTGGCGGTTTCCCAGGTCTCGTTGATTCACAAGGCTGATGCTGTCTCAATGGCAAAACCCGCTTACCGCTGAACAGCGGCTGGCAATGCGGACCTATGCGGAACGCGCATTTCCAAAAGAAACATGTGGTTTCATCTTGATTGATGGAACGGTGGTGGAGTGCAGAAACATCAGCGAGGAGCCTGACACGTTTGTAATGAGCGCCCAGGACACGGCTGATTACATCGAAGACGCGAAAGCCTGCTGGCACAGCCACGCCAATTACAGCGGTTTCAGTCCAGCAGATATCAAGGCGTGCAAAACGCTCAACATGCCCTATGCGGTCTGGAACTGTGGCGGCAGCCAAGCGTTCTGGCTTGACCCAACGCAGGATGCAGGTTTATTGGGACGCCCTTGGAACTATGGGGTCTACGACTGCTACTCCGCCGTGCGGGACTGGTACAAACAGCAGATGGGCATTGAAATGGGCGATTATGCCCGGCGATACGAGGGCGAGTGGTCGAAGCCTGGCTTTACTTATTTTGAGGAAAACTTTGCGGCTGAAGGGTTTGTCAAATTGCCTGCCGGGTCTGATTTAATCCGTGGGGATGTGATCCTTTTCAGAATCCGCAACCAGAATGTCTGCAACCACGTCGCCGTAGTGGAAGACCCAGCCGCCAATAGGCTGTATCAGCATCTGGTTGGCAGATTGTCTGGGATTACGGCATATAGCGGTTACTTCCGCGAGAATAGCTACATGGCTGTGCGGAGGGCAGGCTGATGGTCACGGTCAGGTTGCTTGGCGAGGCGGGTCGCCGTTTTGGTCGTCAGTTCAAGCTTGAGGTAAAGACTCCGGCTGAAGCTGTGCGAGCACTGTGCACTCAAATCCCTGGGCTTCGCCAGTATCTGTTGGATTCAGAGGAAAACGGTATTCGCTGGCGTGCTGTTACCGACCATGCCGAAGGTTTAGACGAAGATGGCTTGCTCTGGCCGCTAAGTAAGCGTTTCATTTTGGCTCCCATCCCGGTGGGTAAAGGTGCAGTAGGCAAAATCCTTATCGGGGTAGCGCTGTTAATCGTGTCGGTTGCAGTTGTGTTCGGTACGGCTGGTGGCGGTATACCGTTTGCAGCTGCAGGTTTCGGGATGATTTTTGGTGGTGTCGCCCAGCTGTTGACGCCAACGCCGCAGATGCCAAACGCGAAAACGACAGGCGGAGGGATTACATCAGGCGGCAGCAGCGAAGAACAGAAGCGGGCTTATACATTTGACAAGTCCAACGCAAATACCAAACAGGGCGAAGTTGTTCCAGTGCTCTACGGTGAGCGTGTCATCGGATCGTTGCCTGTTTTGAGCTTCGGTCTCGAAATGCAGAACAGCCTTGAGTGATGATGAAAGACCCTAAAAAGCTCCCCGAGATCAGCGGTGCTGGCGGCAGCCAGCCGGTTGTTGTAGAGCAGAACGTTACCGTAACGCCAACCATTCGGGAGCCAGTTGAAGAGGCAAACAATCTATTTTCGGTCGCTTTTGCGAAAACTGTTTATGCACTTAGCGAGGGCGAGATTGAAGGTTTCCCCAACGGCATTGAGAAAGATATTTACTTAGACGAAACGCCAATTCAGAATGAAAATGATACATACAATTTCACCGGTTATGAACTTGATTCGCGTCTTGGCACAGACGAAACGCAAAACCCAATTTTGGGATTTAGCACTGTTGAAAATGCGGTTGCTGTCAACACTGAACTAACAGTCACGGCCGGTCCAATCACTCGGACGATTACTGATGCTGATGTAGACCGTTGTCGAATCATTATCAACCACCCGTCGCTTCAAACAATCAATAAAGAAAACGGGGACATTAGTGGCACGGGCGTTTCAATTATTATTGAAGTTTCAGCTAACGGCGGTCCGTTTATTGAATACGGTCAAGGCAACGTCGCCGGTAAATCAAATAGCCAATTCCAGCGCGCCTATGAATTTGCGCTGCTTGGTGATGCGCCTTGGACCATTCGCGTTACTCGATACACCCCAGACAGCACCAGTGTTTATTTAGAGAACACGACTACATGGCAAAGCTACGTCGAGATCATTAACGAACGCTTTGCTTATCCCAACACGGCTCTAGTCGCCTTGAAGGTTGATGCTCGCCAGTTCAGTAATATTCCAAACCTGACGGCCAGAGTGCGGGGCAAGCGCGTACAGATTCCAAATAATTACGACCCTGTTAACCGCACTTACACCGGCATTTGGGACGGCACGTTTACAACTGCCTGGACCGATAACCCTGCCTGGATATTCCGCGACATTGTTGTCAATGACCGTTTTGGCGTGGCGCGTTATGTGCCAAATATCTCAATCGACCCTTGGTATCTTTATAGCGTAAGTCAATACTGTGATGGACTCGTTCCTGATGGAAATGGCGGCTTTGAGCCTCGTTTTACCTGCAATGTATATTTGCAAAATGCAGGCAGTGTTTATGAAGTTCTGAACGGTCTTGCTTCATGTTTCCGTGGCTTGATTTATTACAGCCAAGGGCAATTATTCCTTACCCAAGACCGAGAACAGCTCCCGGTTCAGCAATTTAGTGAAGCTAACGTCATTCAAGATGTTGATGACTCTGGTCAGGTCACTTCGCCTTGCTTCACCTACAGCGGCACTGCACGCGGCGCCCGTAAATCTGTCGTTATAGCCAACTGGGATGACCCCAACCAGAATTATTCCAGCGTCAGTGAGTATCAGCAGGATGACGTACTGCTGGAAACCTTTGGCTACAACCCAATCGACCTGCGCCTGCTTGGTGTTACCTCACGCGGTCAAGCGCTGCGGGCAGCAAAGCACACGCTTTTTTCTAATCGCTACCTAACGGAAAAAGTCAGCTTTCGCATTGGAGCCGAAGGCTTAACAGCCGGTGTTGGCGAGGTGATCCAGATTGCCGACCCATTGAAGCAAGGACAGCGCCTGGGCGGCCGCATCAAAGAAATTGACGGCAACCGCATCAAGCTTGATGCAGTCTTAAATCTGAATCCCGCGATTGATTACACGTTGACTTTGGTGGTGCCTGATGGCGAAACCACTGTCAACCCTGACGGCTCAATCACAAAGCGCCCCAAGCTCAGCGTTCATAACCTGATCAGCGAATCAGAGGACCTCGGCACGGCTGTCCGTAACCTGGCAGTTCAAAACGCCGTCGATATTCTTTTAACGCAAGACGGCGACACGCTTGAGGTCAACACTGATATTGATGCGCTTGGAACGACGACAGCCATCGTTGACGGTGTTGTTAATAGCCAAGTCAATGCCTTATGGGTTCTTGAGTGGTCTGCCCTAGAAGCTGCTCTCTACAAAATTATTTCCGTTGTAGAAGTTGAGCCGCTTATCTTCCAAGTTGAGGCAATTCAATACAACGCGAGCAAATTTGGCTATGTCGATAACGACCTGCCGATTGCGATTCCCAAAGACCGTTTCACGCTTGAGGCGCCACAGGCTGTCGTTAATTTGAGCGCCAATCTTGTATACAACAATGGGCGTGTCCAAATCAGGGCTGATTGGCAAGCCCCGCAGCGAAATGGAGCAGACGACCTGCTGATCCGTGGATATCGCTATCAATGGCGTGAGTCAACAGCAGCGCAATGGAATGAAGCCGAAATAACAGCAGTCACTAGCGCATCAATCAGCTTGCCTGATTTTGTCTATGGGGCTGCCACATATCAGTTCCGTGCGGCAACGTTTGACCGCCTCAGTCGTCAAAGTGAATTTACGGCCGTTGATGTTGTCAACTTTGCGCCAATTCCAGATATCAGCGACCCTGAATACAACGCAACCAGCACTCACGCCAACCAACCCGATGGCACGCAGTTAATCATTATTGACCCTGGAACGTGCCCAATCCTGCCCCGTATTACGGGTTACCGCTGTTGGGCAAAACCACGCAACCTAAAGGGTGGCGAAATTCCTGGGGTCAAGACTCCTAACAACGATGGCTGGTATTTCTTGGCTGATGTCCCGCTAACGGGCTATTACACCATCGCGTTCCACGCGCCTGATACCTATGACATCCGCGTCAGCTTCACTAGCGCAATTTACGGTGAAGAGCCTGACGATTACATCTATGACGTGGTGGAGCGTGGCGAGATTGCACCTCCCACTCCAAGTAATTTCAGCGTTGTTGAGAACGTCAACCGCACGGTCAAGCGCTTCAGCTGGCAACTGCCGCTGAGTGAGTACGGCAGCTGGGACCAAAAGGTTGTCAGCGATATTGTTGGCTATGAAGTTCGCTACAAGCAAGGCGAGCTTTCTACCAACATCGTTGAGTTTGATGTTGCCACTGACATCATCACTGTTAAGACCTCAACGGTTAATGGCATCAAAACCAACCAGCACCTGCTGACCGTTGGCGAAGAGATTGTTTTTGCTGCTAGTTCAGGAACTCTGCCCACTGGCATTACAGCCGGGACGACTTACTACGTCGCAGCGGATGGGTTCAACAGCGTTGAGTTCAAAGTTGCATCAACCCCCGGTGGTGCTGCCATCAATCTGACCGGCACTGCCACTGGCGTATATAACGTTTCTGGTCCAGCAGCTCTGGCTACTCGCCTGAACTTGTCTGCCAGCTGGGGCGCTGGTATTGAACTTGCATCTGGCGGTCAGAACGCAAATCAACAATGGTTTGAAACCAGTTTGTTTGATACCGACAGCTGGGTTGTGATGGTGAAGGCGGTTGACGCTACCCAATGGCGTTCAGACCTTCCTGCCTTTGTGTTGGTCAACATTGGTGCGCCACCACTTAGCAATGCTGTTGCGACCATTGATGCCCGCGACCAAGGTGGTACTGACACTTGGACAGGCAATTACATCAACTGTGAGGTCGATGGCAATGGCGACCTAGTTCAGACCGATGCAGGCAAAGACAGCATTTTCAATTGGAACTTTGATAACAATGAGTCAGAAAGCAATCTGCTGCTGACAACGACCGCCACGGCAACGTATCAGCACAAACTGGTTGCCTTGACTGGCGCCGACCTTGTTTTAGTCCAGGAGCCTGATGGCACCAACAACGACGACAAGATTTTGCTAGAGCAATCTGCTGACGGCATCTTGGGCGAGCAGCGCTACTACACCGACACGCAACTGGCTGAGGGCGGCATTGTCCACCCCTATGCACCCTATGAACGGTTATTGGGTGACGTCTATCGAGTGCAGACCACGTTCAAATCCCTTGATGGCATCACCCCTGGCAAGATCACCGAATTGATTGCGGAGCTGGACTACCCCGATGTCATCGAGACAATCAACGATGCATCCATCAGTGGCAGCTCTGGTGGTTCGGCAATCAGCCTGACTAAAACGTTCCGTGCAATCACCAGCGTTCAGGTGACGCTCCAAAACACATCAGCGGTAACGGCAGTGGTCCTATCCAAATCCACCACTTCAATTACAGTGGAATGCAGGAACTCATCGGGCACTGCGGTTGCCGGAACTGTTGACCTCGTCGTTGTGGGCTACTAATGGCTGACCGTCGCATATCCCAGCTAAACGCAGCGGACACGCTGGTTGAAAATGACCTGCTGGTGTTCGCTGATGTCAGTGCCACGGAGACCAAGCGAATCACAGGCGAAAACCTGGGCTTGGCGATGGTTCAACTTGGAACCACCCGTGGCTCAGATGTTCCGTCATCTCCTGCCAACGGTCAGCTTTGGGTTGATACCTCAAACAACCCGCCTGAGCTGAAGATCTATAACGGCGCCGGTTTTTCGCTGGTCAGTTTCCTGCCTAGTTCGGCAGTTATTACCAACCCCAACGACACTCAGCCGAGCAGCCCAACAGAAGGTCAATTGTGGCTTAATACCAGCCAGACACCAAATGAACTAAAGGTGTTTGATGGGTCAAGTTTTGTTCGCGTTGACCCGCTTGGTATTACGCAAACCGCAGGTGATGCGCGGTATTTGCAGATTACGACCGCAGCCAGCACCTATCTACCGCTTTCCGGTGGCACCCTGACTGGGACGCTGACCCTAGATGCAGCTCCGACCGCAAACCTGCAGGCGGCTACCAAGAAATACGTTGACGATCAAGTTGCTGCAGTTGACGTCAGTGACCCAACCCCTGCTGGTACGGTCATTTACTCCGCTCGGCAGACTGCGCCAACTGGATATTTGGTTTGTGACGGCAGCGTTGTAAGCCGAACAACTTACGCAACTTTGTTTTCTGCAATCGGCACGGCATTTGGTGCCGGTGATGGCAGTTCAACCTTTGCGCTGCCTGACCTCCGTGGTCAGTTTGTTCGGGGTTGGAACAGCGGCGCTAACGACCAGTCGGTTACCTCGGATGTAGACAGCGGGCGTAGTTTCGGTTCAAACCAGACCGACCAGCTGCAGCAGCACACTCACACGGTTGCCTACACCACTAGCACTAGCGCTGGCCTGTCCCAAATTGGTGATACCACCGGTACTACGGATGCGACCAAGACGACAAACGCTGGTCAGGTAGGACGGTTTGGCACTGAGACCCGTCCGGTCAACGTGGCATTGCTGGCTTGTATCAAGACCTAAGCCACAACTAAAATTCCAATACCGGAGCAGCTTCGATGGCCAACGTCAAGATTACGGATCTGAACGCTTATACAGATCCCGCTAGCACTGATGTACTGCCCATCGTCGATGTAGTTACCGACGAGACGAAGAAGGTCAGCATTGCTGACTTGATGGAGAACGCTGGCACGGGGTCAGAAGTTGCTCCAAGCATTGCTTTCGATGGGGACGCAAATACTGGTATTTACCGCCCTGGTGCAGACCAGATTGCTATTTCAACTGGCGGGACGAAACGCCTTGAGATTTCGGCTACTGGTGCGGTCACGATTCCTGGCAATTTAACGGCTGCGGCTTTAATCCCGAGTGGGAGCAGCGTGCCTACAAACGGGGTTTATCTACCCTCTAGCAACAACGTAGCCATCTCGACTAATAGCACTGGGCGGTTGTTTGTTGATGCGAGTGGGAATGTAAATGTAGGCTCATCGCTCGGATACGGCGAGGCTCTGGGTGTTAGGGGCACATTTGCCAGCCAGGTCACCAACGTTGTCAACAGGATCACCGAAGCTGGATCAGTTGGCTATTGGGGAACGGCAACCAACCATGATCTCGCTTTTCAGACGAACGGACAAGAACGCCTCCGCATCACATCGGACGGGAAACTAGGTCTGGGGACTTCTACGCCTAGCTATAAAGTTGACATCGCAGCATCATCTGGCACAAACCGTTTACGGCTTACAAACAGCGGCACATCTGCTGCAGACCAAAGCAGCCTGCAACTTAACGCAGGTGCGTCTAATTATGTTCTATACGCCAAAGGGGACGAAAATAAGTGTTTTGTTTTCGATAACAATGCAAATGCTAATCGCATTGCTATTGACTCCTCAGGCCGCGTCGGAATTGGCACTACGAGTCCGCGATTCGATCTCTCCCTTGGCTCCACAGCCACCACTAGTACATCAACCCCTCAAACAATAGACCTTGGCGGAACCTATTCAAATAGTGCGGGTCAGAATGCCAAAATCCGTGTGTATTGGGATGGGACGAGTCTAATTGGACTTGGCGTATCAGCAAACCAGTTTGATTACATTGCCAGCTCAGGTACATCCCATGTGTTTCACATTGCAGGCACCGAACGCGCCCGAATCGACAGCTCAGGTCGCTTGGGTGTGGGGACTTCAAGTCCTGACCAGGCTTTGTCCGTACAAGGTCTTATTAGCACTA